CAAAAAAAGACACAGCAGTTGGAGGTTTCATAAGAAAACCAAAAGTTAAAAGAGCTGGTGTACATGCAAAAACAAAACAAAGTAGTAATAAAAAAAGTAAGTTATACAAGAAAATATCCGTAGGACAAGGATAGCTGTTGACTTTCTGGTTTTTTTTCCGGATATTATGTGCAATACATAAGTATAAAATAAAAGAGTAATAAATTAAAAACAAAAAAACAATGATCGTAGTTACAATTACAATTGGATTATTAGCAGTAGCATTAGGTTGCATTGCTTTTATCAACAACAAAAAAGCAGTAGATGCTAAAATTAAATTTGATAATATTAAAGACTTTGCTGATAAAGCAGGTAAGCGTATTTTAGAATTAGAGAAAGATAAAGCTGGTTTGGCTAATCAAGTAATAATGTTACAAGCTCGTGGTGAGATGGTGATTGGTCAAAAGCCAACTAACAAGCCAACAGTAGAAGGACAAGTTAGAACTAATAAGCCAAAAAGAAGTTTTAGACCAAAACACAATAACAACAATAACAAGCCTAGTGCTGTAAAGTAAATAAACATGGGATGCTTTGAGAACTTAGTTAAATCAAAATTTTTAGCCAATGTCTCATCACAATTGAGCTTAGCTCGCGAAAGGATACTTACTGCGGACTCTGCTCAATTTCCAGCAATCCATATTTTTAATAAAGCTGAGAAAAAGCTTGTTTATGATGATTATGTTTATCACTATTACATGATTGAAGAGATCCAAGATTCTATTAAAGAGAATTTAGCAAAGGATACTTTGTTTTATATAGAAGTAGATCACATAACCTTTATGTATTCAGCAAATCAAAGTCAAGTTAAAGATGCAATTAAATATAGTTATAACGTTAATGGTTTAATACCTTTATACAAAGGTAGACATAGACTAGATGGTATAACGATGTATACTGCAATGATTGATACACGCATCCACTTTACACCAGTAGCACCAAACTAATAAACAATAAAAGCATATGTACAAAACTGCAGAATGTAAATCCTGTGGAACATTGGTAAAAAATGTATCCGTAGAAGCTCCTTGGGTTGTGTGTTGGGAGTGTGTAGCTGAATCCGTTACAACCTTAGATCCACCAAAAACTAAGAAGAAAACAGTACAAGGATATCCTAAAGGTTGGAGATTCATGAAAGAATTTGTACATTCTAATGGTACTGTGTATCATAAGGGTGTAGAGCAACCACAATTAAAAGATACGTTACAGCCAACTATAATTATTGTTAAGCCTAAAAAGAATAAAATACAAAAGCAACAGGAAAGAGAACAGGTACTTACTGAATATGCTGAGTTAAAGAAGTCTTTGAAAAAGGAGACTAGAAAAACGGTAATTAAAAAAATAGAAGTTAAGTTAAAAAAATTACAAAAACAATTATAACATGAACTACACAATAGAAGAGTTGCAAGCCAACTATGAAAAATTCTTATCTTACATTGATAGGTACATTACAGGAGAAAGAAAGGATCTTTTAAAAAATCTATATGTAGAGCATACAGAACGCATCATGCTAATGCCAGCAGCAAGTGTGGATCATCATCATAACACTTTTCCAGGTGGATATGTAGATCACGTTATGCGAGTTATTGATTGTGCATTAAAGTTAAAAGACTTATGGGCTGAAACTGGAGCATACATTAACTATACTGACGAAGAGTTAGTATTTGCAGCAATAAACCACGATCTTGGTAAAATAGGATCTGAAGAAGCAGAACAATATATACACAACGATTCAGAATGGCATAGAAAGAATCAAGGTAAAATTTACAAACATAATCCTGAAAATCCTTTTCTTACAGTACCTGATAGAGGATTGTTTTTATTACAGCAAAGAGGTATTAAAGTGAGTTTAAATGAATACTTAGGTATTAAACTGCACGATGGATTGTATGAAGAAGCTAACAAGTCTTATTACATATCTTATGCTAAAGAATCAAAACTACGTACACATTTACCAATACTACTACATCATGCAGATCATATGGCATCACGTATTGAGTTTGAGAAGTGGGACAAACTACAAAATAATGATTCAATAACAAAAGAAAAAAGAAAACCAAACGTTCCAACATCTATGAGTGAAACACAAAAGGATGATTTAATGAACGTGTTTAACACTTTATTCAAATAATTATGATAGTATTAGTTGTTATTTTAACCGTACTTGTCGCATTACTGGGGTATTTGCTGTATATTAATTATAAGAGAGCAGAGATAGCAACCAAGTATTGTGAAGCTTATGTTCAATTTATATCAACACTTTATTATAGGTTTACACAAACTAGAGATAGAATGAAAGAGATTGATAGAATTGGTTCATTTAAAGCTGATGATGAAGTTGGAGTTATCTTTACTGATATTGATGAATCAATAGATAATCTTTATGAATTTATTACAAAATATGTCAACGCCAATCAAACCGAAGAAAGTAAGAAAACCAAAGACTAAACGCTTATACTTCGGACCTGAAGTAGATATTAGTATTGTTAAGTATAACACAACAAGCGACTTTGTAGAAAAAAGTACTATATATCAAAGAGAAATTAAACCAGCCTTCGAAAAGCTAGTTGAAAATATTATACACACGTTCAAATTTTATTACACTGACGGCCAAACATTGCAACAAATGCAACATGAGGTTGTCAGTTTCCTCGTTGAAAAACTTCCTAAATTTAAAGCTCCAAACGGAAAAGCTTTTAGTTACTTTAGTATTGTAGCAAAGAACTATTGCATACTAAGAAACAAAAACAATTACAAAAAACTTACGTCTCACAACAGAATTGATGTACTAAAAGATTCTGAACTGGAGCATATTCCTGATGAGCAGGACTTAGAACACAACACGTCAGACTTCATTGATAAGTTTGTTTTATACTGGGATAATCATTTAGACGCTACTTTTAATAAAAAGGGAGACAGATTATTAGCAGCTGCTGTTATAGAGCTTTTCAGAAAAAGAGAGCGTATAGAATTGTTTAATAAAAAAGCATTATACATTTACATTAGAGAAATGTCAAATGCAAGTACACAGCAAATAACAAAGATGGTTAAAACTATGAAAGATAAATATACAAGCATGTATATGGATTACTTACATCATGGTTACATACTTAAAAATAAAAAGTACTAATGTTAGTCGTGCTTTCAAGAGACGGATTGCAGTTACTATTACAAGAAGAACTTAAATGTTGGGAATGTGTTAGTGGTGGTCCAAACATAAACGCGTTTGACTTTGATCCAAAAGAAACTGATCCAAAACTATTAAAAGAACTTGGATACTATGAGGATCGTGAATCTTGGATAGCTGGTGTAAGGATAAAAAGACTTAGAGAGTACTTAGAAGATTTGGAAAAATTACCTATTTATAAGGGTAAGTAGTTATTTAAAAGTAAGCCTATTTATTAGAAAATTAATATGGATAAAGATACCCCATTATTTGATGATAAGACGTTTAGTGATTTGCTTAGAGATGTGTACAGTAACACAAAGAAAAAAGAAACACAAATCAACACACTAATTGATCAACTCAAGCCGTTAATAAGAAACATGACGGATGCTTCTTTAATGGTTCCTTTGATAAAAGAATACCTAGAAATATCGGTTAAAAATGACGATAACTTAGTTAGATTAACTGCAATAGTTCAAAGACTATTAGTAGTTAGCAATAAAGATAAAACAGACGAACTAGGTTTATCTGATGCTGAACGCACACAACTACTACAAGAAGCACAAACAATCTTAGACGTTAGCAAATAATGAATAGTTCTACTCTTGATACCAACTACAACAATAGTGCAAGATCTACAGCTGGATCAACAGGTGCCTATACTAGAGACAGCTACTTAGCACGTGTACTATCAGTAAACGCTTTTGGTATAATAGAGTACCAACTTGAGGGCTTTGGACAAATATCAACTTGCCCACCATTGGATAGATCTATAACAAAATATCCAATACCAGGTGAAATGGTTACACTAGAGATATTTGACAAAGTAACTTACTATACTCGTGTTATTGGTAACCCAAGCAATACAACCTATAATCCTAAGACAAGCGAAGCTGCAAGCCCATCCATATCAGATCCTGGTAAAGTACTGCAGTCTGATAACAAAATTAAAGTGTATAAACAACTCATACCATATGAAGGAGATTTTATATTACAAGGACGCTTTGGTACTAGTATTAGGTTTGGTTGCACACAACAAAAAATAATTGGTCAATACTCAAAAAAAGCAGATGGCTTTACTTGGGCAGACCCTAAAGGACCAGGAATATCAGGAGATGGAATAATGATATTGCGAGCTGATAGAGATTATATAACTGATGATGGTAGCAATGAAGATAAATACACACAAGAAGATATTAATAATGATGACTCTTCAATATACATAGCAACTTCTCAAAAAGTACCAATAAACGTAGCTACGACAGCCGATATATTAAAAACATGGAGCTATACATTATCTGAACCAGATGAGGTAAGTGAGGCAGCAGCAGAAGAACGAACGGCAATTGCATTAGCAAATGAAGTGGTGTTTGATCGCGAGCCATTTAATGAAGATGGTAATGTGGATCTAGAAAAGGTACTTCCAAATTTAGAGATCATTGATGATGAACACACCCCTGGATTGTGGGATGCCATGCAACCATCACTAGCAGCAGTACAAGAAGATACTAGTTTAAAAAAAGGTACAAAAAAAGCACAAGTAAAAAAAACAATACTAGGCATTGACGATAATAAAAACAACTACACAGCTGGTAGCCAAATAATAATAAACTCCGATAGAATTTTATTAAATAGCAGAGAAGATTACTTGTTGTTGTTTGGACAAGAAGGTGTAGCAATATCATCACCAGGAAGTGTAAACATAGATGCAAAAGACGATATACACATATATAGTGATTCTAACTTATATCTAGGATTACCAGGTAGAGGAATAGATTTGAGTAAGGGTGGTGGCATAACAAAAGCACCTAATAGCAAAGCTGAACCTACTATTGATGAGGATTATGAACCATTAGTATTAGGTCAAAAATTAGCAGACTTGCTCGAGGACTTAATAGAAACAATAGCTAATGCAGTAATGATATCACCAACTGGAGATTCTGCATTTAAAGAAGCTGAACGAGCAACCTTTAACCAGATAAAAGCAAGAATTCCTGAAATGCTTAGTACATATGCATTTATAGATGGTATTAGCCACGGCGGTCCAGATGCAGATCCAGGTGGTCCAAGCAACCTAAGCAACGAAATACCAATTATTCCAAACAATATAAACAATCCAATCAACCCAATTAGTCCAACAGGTACAACAACCTTGAATAATAGTGCTGATGAGCTTAACAGTAGTGAGCCAAATAATAGTCAGTCAGATTGGTTTGATGAAGATTCAAGCGAAATAGATCCAAATATAAATCCTAACATTATATAACACAAAACAATAATCAATATGAGCTTTTCTGGTTTTTTGCAAATAGTTAATCAAACATTAGCAACAAATAGTAATTTACAACAACAAGGTACAACGCCTATAGTTGATGAAGTAAACAAAGCAATTAAATTATTAGCTAAAGATTATAAAGAAAAAACTGGTAAAGTTTTTGAACTAATATCAAGTTATAAAAGTGAGTATGATATATTTGATGAGTTAATACCAAGAGTAAAACATCTACCTTATAATGGAAGTAAATATAATTGGCCATTAAAAAAAGGTTTTGAAATACAAGATGATGATGACGAAAATGACACAACCCTTTACAGAGACGTTAAAGCAGCTATAAATGGAATTAATGATAGTAGTTTTAACCCACCATTAAAACAAGGACAAACAACAATAGGTGAGTTTGAACTTAAGCTGGATTACAAGCTATATCGTGCAGTACCATCAAAAATAGGAACTGACGTAAGGCAAAGCGGAAGACATGTAGAAATTACAAAACAAACAATATCTAACGATCTTGATTGGTTTATTAATAATGCTTGTTTGCGTGGCTTTGTGGTTTATGGCATTGATGGATTATATTACCTTGGTAAAGCCTATCTTGAAAGCATTGTAAATGATGTACCATTACACCAAAGCATACAAAGAATTTTTATTCCAGCAAAGCTAGTGGTAGTGCCATCCAAAACTGTATCAACACCAACGGGATCAGCTGGAACTGGAGGAACAAGTGGAACAGGAACAAGTGGAACAGGAGCAGGAGGAACTGGAACAGGTGGATTAGGAGCAACACCAACTGGAAACCCAACATCCGGAAACACATCATCTGCACCAAAAGTTGCAGCAGCTCCAAAAATTAATAAAATAATAAAACCAGACAATTACACAAATACGTCAATAGCTTACACTAATAACCCAAACATATCAGCATTACGTAACGCTATAGTAAAAAATGCACTGCAAGCTGCACAGTTAGGCGTACGCAATCAAACTCCATTTTTTACACACTTTACTGACATAGACCATAAATATGGCAACGCATTAATAGTTCCTGATGCAAACCTTACTAATTTTGAAAAACAATTAAAGGCAGTTGGTTGGTATAAAACACCATATTTTTCATCAAGAGGCACAGCTTATTGGAATAATGACTATGCCGCCCCAATACAATACAGAAACCTTTTTGACAAAAAAGCTAATGGAAAA